TATAATAACATTATATTAAAAATAAATCAACCCCTTTTAAAAGAAATCGTATTATTTTCTATTTTCATTATATTACCAGAATTATCTTTATGAATAGTTACGCTTCCATTATTATAATTAAAAAAGTTATGTTCTTCCAATATCTCTATATCGTATTGATATTCTTTAAACTTTTTAAATAACTCTATTTCATACTCTGTTAATTCAATTTTGTATTTTTTTAATTCTTTTTCCATTTTTATAAAAATTATAATATTCTAATAATTTTAATCTTCTATTTTTAATAGAATCAACTATAAATATTGCAACTTTTGAAAACATTGCATCATCATCTGTTTTTGAATGCTTAAATAATCTTTCTTGAGCTTTCCATTCAACATCTCTTAATAAATAATTATATCCATCGTTAATATCTAATATTTTTAAAGAACTCATAATACTTTCCACCTCTTTATCTGTCATTATTTTATTTCTATAATAAAATATTAAATGCTTCTCATCAAATCTTATAATATCATCTTCTATAAAACCATTAAATAAATCTCTTATTATATAATTAAAAAATATTTTTTTAAATATATTCATAATTATTTTTTATGCTTTTCTGCTTTAATAGCTAAAGACTTGAAAGTAATTTCTGTTTTCTTTTTTTGCATAGATCCATTTATTGCTTGTAAAAAATCATCTAATATACTTTCTGCTATAAATATTGGTAAAGGATTTAAAACATTTAACATATCTGAATGATATTTTGAATAATTATTGTCTTCTTCTTCTTTTATTATTTTAAGCTTTACTTCTTTTACTTTTTTATTTTTAAAATTAAAAAATCCTTGTTGAATAGTGTTTTTAAATACTTCAATATTCCTTTGTGCTTGTAAAACATCAAAATTGCTTTCATTTAAAATATTTAATATTTTTTTAATAGCTTCATCTTTTTGTTTTATTAATACTTTTTGTTCTTTTGTTAATACGGGTTGTTCTTTTGTTGTTTTTTCTATTTTTTTGTTCATAGTTTTTATTATTAATTATAATGTCTTCTTCTTTATTTTCTTCATCGATATCTATTTTTTCAATATCAATGTTTTCTTTTGTTAATGGTTCATCTTTTATAATATTATCTTCTTTCATATATATTAAATATTCTACTTTTTCTATTGCTTTTTCAAATAGATCAAATATATTTCCAATACTTTGTCCTGTATATTCTTGTAAAGACTCTACTGTTAAAGATTTATTCAAATCTTCTTGTGTTCTTCCATCAGATATTACTTTTCTATCAAAAATAATAACATTTTTAGATTTTTTAATATCTAAATCTTTTGCTAATATTGTTCTTATTTTCCAATCAAGATTTAACCAATCTTGTAATGGTATCTTTTGTTTCATAGTTATTGTGGTGTAATATTAGATTCTACACCTGTTAAGTTATTAATTAGTGGGGTTGTCTGACTAGGAGCAATCCCTGCTTGTTTTGCTATATTTGGCTGTTCTTCTCTTATATATTCATCTGATTTGTCTTTTGATTCCTCATAAGATCCTAATAAGAAATCTCTTGTGATAGCAGATTGATCTAAAATAGGATTTTGTATAGCTCTATCATATAATTCTAAATTAAATGCTTTCTTAAGAGCCTCTGATTTAACTGTTAAATTATCAGCTTCAATTTTATACAAGAACTTTCTATTTCTAAATATTCCAGGTAGTACTTTAATAATTTCTTTATTGTCTCCTTCTTCTTTCATTAAATCAAAACTTCTTTTTTCTAATTCTTCATCAGTCATTTCGGTAGGTATATTTTCATCAAATTCAATTATTCTTGTTTTGCTTTTACCTTTACTTATTTTGTCTAAATTAAATCTTTTAAATACTAATTCATCTTTGCCTGATATATTTTTCATTTCACCTACTGTTAAATGCTGTATAATATCTGTTCCAATAAGTAATCCTAAATCTCTTACAAGAAAACCAATCATTTTTCCAAATAACCCCAACATAACTCTTGCATTTTGCTCTAATTGACTTATTTCATACGCTGTTTGAGATCCTCGTTGACTTGTTCCTTGTTGTTGGACAGAAGATGAACTTTCTGTCATTGTCCTTTCAATTTGAACTAACGCATTATATCCGGCAGTTAAATTATTTCCTACATTTATTGGATTAATAGATGTTTCTTGATTTAATACTGTTATCTTTCCTGGAATTACAACTGAACTGTCAATATTATCATTTCCTGAAACTGCTACTGGTGGCATTAAGTTCAAGAATGTTCCATCTATGATCATTTGATATAATCTATCAATAACCTCTTGATCAGTAGCTAATTTATTTGTTAAACTTTTACCATAAAAAAATCTTGCATCAGCACTTATTGGCTCATATATTGTTTTAGCAAATGGATATAATTTATCTATTCTTGGATTTGGAGCATCAGGTTTTGTCATTAAAATTCCATTTATGAACAAAAGCTTTTCATCTCTTGATTTGTTCCAATACCATACTCTTTCGACTAAATATTCTTCGTCATTTTCATTGTATTTATCATAAAATGTATCTTGAATTTCGGAATATAATACTTGTATTCCAGCAGTTACATATTTAAAATTATTATATTTAGAATACATGTCTTTGGCAGTATTATAAGATATAACCTTTCTCCATATTAAATTACCCTGTTTTTGTATATCATCCTCATAATAATTCTCTATTAAAAGCTCATCACATGGAACTATTGATTGAATAAATCCTGACAATGTTTCATCTAATATTTCTTTATATTCCCAACTACCATCTTCTTTTAAATCTTTAATATTTCTAATTACTTCTGCATATTCTGTAAAAACAACAACAGCAGGATTTACACATGCTGATATTACTGCATATAAAAAGGTCATTCCATATTTAGAATTGTTTACAACCCACTCCATCAAATCTCTCATTACTTTTGCTGCTTCTTTGTCTTCTTCTTGTCTATCGTTTTGAGCATATATATTAGGATATAAAATAGCTCCTGTAATATGTGCTACAATTGAAATAACTTTGTTTCTTGTGGCTGGATTTACTGCATTACTTTTCCAAGCATAATCAGGGTCATCACTTCTTTCCTTTTGATATGTATTAAAGAACTTTTGATTTCTTGAAACTTCTTGAAGTAATGATCGATTATTAAATTCTGTAAAAGGTTTAGACATATTTGCCCACGATCTTTCAAAATCTTTTAAAACTATCGCATGCTTTTCTCTAGTTTTTTTATTAGGTCTATATGCTGATGGTTTTGTATCTTTTTGGTTTTCCTTTGTTAATAATTCCATATTTAATATAATTGTTTATAATCAGGAGTAAATGACTTCGATGTGCTTTTTTTTGTATGTTCCATTATTTGATTCATATATGCTAATGAATCTATACGGTCATCATGTTTACCAAATGGAAATACTAATAATTCTTCTTCTAAAGCATCGTCTATTCCGTTATTCCTATGTTTTATTATTCTATTTTCATAAAAAGGAACTAATCCTTGTATTCTTAATTCTTTTTTACTACTTGCCTTTAATTCTATTATGTTAAAAAATTCTCCTCTTCTTTGCATCTCTTCTTTTATAAAATACATCAAACTTTTCTGATATGCAACACTTTCTATTCCTACAGATATTAATTTATTCATATATTTTTGTTTGATATTAAATAAATATTCTATTATCTGTCTTGGATTAATTTTACCCGTATAATCTTCTAAAATATATATTGCTTGTGTATTTTTTTCTTTTCCTATTACTTGTATAGAAGTATTGTCTGCATTTGCTAATTCTGAAATTGCTAAATCTACCATTACATAAACTTCTAGCTCTTTATTTAATATATCTAATTTGTCGTAATATGTAAACCACTCTCTTTTAAATATTTGCGACTCTGAATTAACTGGGTTCTGTTGATACAATGAATTAAAATCATATATTCCTATCTGCTTTTTAATTTTTAAAACATCTTTAAGAGAATATCTACTTTCCCATAAAGCCTCTCCTTCTTTTCTTTTATATTCTTTTCCTTTAATATTCCATACTTCATCTTCTACTGCTATACCCGGCAAACTTAATAATGTCCATTCATTATCTTCATCCATTTCTTGTATTCTTCCTGCTAAATCATCTAAATGCCATCTTGTTTGAATAAGTATTATTGCTCCATCAGGAGATAACCTAGTAAAGGCTGTTGATGTGAACCAATCCCATGTTTTATTTCTTATTGTTTCTGAATTAGCATCTTCTCTATTTTTGACTGGATCATCTATTAATAAAAGATTTGCACCTCTTCCTGTAATTGATGATCCTACTCCTGTTGAAATATAACTACCTCCTTGTTTTGTCATCCATTTATTCTTCGATTGTGTATCTTCTTTTAATCTAACTTCAGGAAATATAATTTGATAAGCTTTATCTCTTACTAAATCTCTTGTCTTTTGTCCAAAGTCTGATGCTAAATCACTTGAATAAGATGAAGTAATAATCTCTTTATTTGGATTTCTTCCTAAATACCATGCTGGAAAATTAATTGATGATAATTGGCTTTTACCATATCTTGGAGGCATTTCAATAATTAGTCTTTTAATCTCTCCTTTTTCTACTCTTTCTAAATAATCTGCAATTAATAAATGATGCCAATTAGGTTTATATCTTGGATCTGTTAATATACTAAAATTTATTAAATCATATCTACCAAGTTGTAATATTTCTTTTTCATTCATTTTTTATTTTATCTTTTAATGTTTTCATTTGTTCTTCTGATAAAAGATTAACATTTCCTGTATGTTCTACTTCTTGTTTTAAACTAAACTCATTCTTTTTCTTTCTCTCTAAATATTTGAAAGCATAATCTGGTTCATTTAATGATTTAACTACTGTTTGTCTTGCTTTTAATACAGGGCGTTCTCTTAATGCGTTGAATTCGTCAATTAATTTATCATTTCTCTTTATCCAATCATAATATGTCTGTCTTGATATACCAGCATAATAACAAGCTTCTTCTATTGTTCCATCTAAAGCAAATACCTCCTTTAGTTTATTTACATTTTCTAGCGTCATTTTGCTTACTGCTTCTGATATTTTCTTATTTATTATTTTTCTTTTTGATGGTCTTGCCATATTATTTCTTTACCATTTAATTTAATATTATTATTTCCTGTGTAGTCTACATATCTTTGAACTATTACATCTGTGTATTTAGGGTCAAGTTCCATTCCATAGCATATTCTGTTTGTTTTTTCTGATGCTATGATTGTTGTTCCACTTCCTAAAAACGGGTCAGCCACTATTTCTTTTTCTTTTGTCTCGGATCCATTACATATTGATTTGCTCCATTAGGATTTGTTACTATTTTTCCCATTGTTCAT